TGGTCGATACTCTTTGAGATATTTTACCTTTAATATTTCCAAACTCACGTAACTTTTCAGTAGCACCTGTTACTTTCTCTTGTTCTTCGGTAAGTCCAAATACCTGATCCTCTGTATGTTCATTCTTTAACATTAATACACAAATCTCATCACCTATCGATCTCATTTTTCTTTTATTTTCTTCTATATTTTCTTTACTTCTATTTTCTATCTCTGCAATAAAACTTTCTTGCATCGAAACTTTATCATTAAGAGATTCTTTTTTGAGAGTAAGAACCTTTATTTCTTCTTTAAGTGAACGACTTTTTTCTTTGATGATATTATTCATCGAAGAGAAAATTTTAATATCTAAAAGATCTTCAATCACCTCTCTTCTATTAGTACTAGTCAATTGCATAAAAGGAACGAATGCACTAGATCCCAATATAACTATCTGTGTAAAAGATTTATAATTCATCTTAATTACATTTTGTTCCAACCACTTTTGCTGATCATTAACATTAGAAAATTGATCTAACAATTCATCATTTCTATAAATTTCAAATTTATTTGGTTTAATTCCTCTTATTACTTTCCATTCCGTTGTACCTATAGTCAATTCTACTTCGACCATACAATCCTTTTCATTTATAGTATTAACTAATTGTGACTTATTAATCTTACGAAAAGGTTTACCAAATAAACTAAATGTAAGGGCATCAAGAACTGTGCTCTTTCCAGCACCATTCGTTCCTACTATTAGAGTATTATCATTTTTATTAAGGATTATTTCAATGTATTGATTTCCCGTAGAGAGAAAATTTTTCCAACGTATTTTTTCAAATAATATCATGTCCAATAGTGGGAGGAATTACAAGGTCATCAGGAGTAATGATGGTATAAATATACCCATGATTCTCACAGGTCTTAATCATCAAATTATCCTCAACTTCTAGAATATTCATTTCAGGATAATCCTGTTCCTCCAACATCATAACATATCTTTCAGCATCATCCTCTTCTTCAAATAAATAAAGGATTTGCTGCCCATGATCATCTTTAACAGAATACGCACCATCCTTTTCCTTACCAGCGAGAGTTAAAATATACATTATAGTAACTCACATGCCTCTTGATAAACCTCATTCATCATTTTTTGAATAATAGATTTATCAAGATTTATTTCCGACTCTTGAATATAATTATTGAGAATAGACATAGTATCTTCTGATTCATAATCACCATCAAGTTCTTTATCGAACCAACCATTAAATTCAAAATTTTCAACTATCTTTAATTCTGCTATATTAGAAGAATATAATTTATCAATAAACTTTTCAAATTTTTTTGTATCTGTTTTCTTTCTAACAACTAACTTTACTATCTTATCTTCCAACTCACTGGCATCAAAGAGTTGATAATCATTATCAGTATAATATATTTTGTAAAAAAGACGATGAGTATTATTAACAGGTGTAGTTTCTAATGTTTCCGTATCAAATAAATGAAATCCTCTTGTATCCTCACAATCATTCCAATATATTTCATAAGGATTTCCGAGATAAGAAATATTATCTTGAGTAGACCTAGTATGAAAATGACCCGAAAAAACTTTTTCAAATTTTTTAAAGGGATCCATATCCATTCCATGATCCATCACCACATAATCATTAACCTTAAATCCTTGAAGTTCTAAATGCCCCATACAAACAGAAGCTCTTGACTTTTTAATCATGGATAAAGTAATCTCTTTGTTCTCTTGATTAATCCAAGGAACAAGGAGAATATTCAATCCACCTACTTCAATAGAAGTTGTTTCTGAGTATACTTTTACATTCTTATACTCACGCAGCAAAAGATCTATTGCATTTATATCATTTGTATTTTTATAATATGCTGTATGATTACCAACTATTGTATGAACTTCTATCCCCATATCACGTAATCGATCAAAATAATGATCCTTCGCCCACGTCAACGCACTAAAATCAATACCCTTGCGACTGTCAAAGGTATCACCCATGTCAATAACAGTTGTAATTTTTTCTTTTTCTAAGATAGGAAAGAAAATATCATTATAGAACTTCAAGAAGTAGTCATGAAAAAGTTTTGAGTTTTTCCTTGCTCCGAAGTGCTGGTCTGTTATAATGGCAATCTTCATCAGCTACGCAATTTAGAATGAACCGCATCTTTAATTGAATTATAATCTGCATAAGTTGTTCCGTCAATCTGATTACTGTCATCAAATACTTCATTATAACCAGACTTTTCAAGAATTTTATTTTTAATTTCTAATTGGCGTTTCTCTCTTTGTATTCTGCGGAGAAATGCGTAATGTATAATTTGCGTAAAGTAAGCAAAAGGATTTTGGGATTTCTCAGGATTAAAATTATGTATGTATTGAACGCAATTTTCAATTCCATCAGAAATCATGTCCTCCTTGAACATATAGTTTACGAAATTAGGTTTAAATGATAAGTGGTTTGCAATCTTTAAAAAGCACTCACCAATGTATCTTGGAATAACAGGTTTAGTTTTATCTTGCAGTCGTGCAATCTCAACATCTTCACGATACCTTATTAAAGCAGCAAGAAATTCCTTATTATTTACATAATGCTCAGATCTTTTTCTTTTTGCCATAGTTCCTCGCTTTATTGCCATGAGTTATTATCACTACTATGTAGATAGTATAACATTTATCTTGGCACTTGACAAGTTAAAAAATCCGAGTAGAATAACTCTGTAGGGGTTCAAGAGAAATACTAGCTATTAGTATTATTTGTATTCTTAAATATCTTTTCTAATATTATTTTAGCATCTTTTATGTTAGCAACATAACCCATCTTTTTACTAATTTTTGTACTAGAATTACTATCATTTGCTGAGTCTCTAAGATATCTTTGATACATCATAATCATTTCAACATCGTCTGATTCTGATAATGTAAGAACATTATCTAGATTAATTATAAACATATCTTCTCTACTTGTTTTTAACCAAGGTTCTACCTTATACCCAACCGTGCCGTGCTTTCCTTTAATCTCACCAATTACTATAGGATGATGAACTATTAACATTGTTCTATCTACTTCTTCCGATGCGGCGACCTTGGCAAATATTTCTTCGCCAGAATTAAATTTTATTGTTGCATAAAAATCGTCTTCTATTCCCATGATTTTATTCCTTTTTTAATTGTATAGTGATTATTTCATAATTAAAATTTTCTTCGTTGTAGATTTTAATTCTTTCAATAAAATGATTTAATGTGTAGTTTCTTCTAGAATTCTTAGTACAATCATCAGAAATATCATATAAGATTGCTTTTACTTTGTTTGTTCCTTTTCTAAGAACTCGTCCAATACTCTGCAAGTTGCGTATGCGTGATTTACTTGGAGAAGCAAAGATAACATTATTGAGGTTTTTAATATTGATACCAGTTGAGAATGTACCATAGGAGGCAACGATAATAGCGTTGTTTTCAGTTTCGGTAATTTCTCTTACTTGTTCTCTTTCTTCTGCATCAACCCCACCATGAACAAAGAATAATTTCCGATTACTTTGCTTATTGTTATTTATTAAATCATAAAGTACTTTACCATGTGCTTCTACCCTACTGTATAGTATAAGTGTATTGCCTTTTAGATCTAACGTCAGATTTTTTATAAAATTATTTCTTTGTTCATGAGTAATTAAATATTCTATTTCATCATTATATGTTTCAAATTTTTGAGGAGGATGTTTAAGAACAAGACATTGAATATCTAATTTAGATAAGTGTCCTTGTTTCATTAAATCATCTGTGCGAGTTACTTTATATGCAGGACCAAATAATCCCTCTAATACCCACTTATGTGTTTGTGTGCCATCTAATGTTCCAGTAAATCCAAATCTATACTTAGCATGATGCAATTTTGTCATTATAGATATTAAAGATTTAGACTTAAATAAGTGTGCTTCATCACCTATAACTACATTATAATCTTCAAAGAATGATCTTTCTAGTTTATAAACAGATTGCCATGTAGTAATTGTAACAGGCAATTCATTTGTTTTTTCTTTCCCTGCATATATTCGGTGGCAATATGACTGAGCATCCCAACCATAATCAAAAAAGTCCTTATACATCTGTTCTACGAGAGATGTCGTGGGAACAACTAAAAGGATTTTTTGATCTTTCTCTACATAATATCTTACAAGAGAATATATCATCAAAGATTTGCCAGAAGCAGTGGG